AACACCAGCGGTGATGTTAGCAGCCGTAGACGTACCCTGAGCGATCATATCGTCAATGGCAAGGTCTTGGAGGCGGTTAACGTACATAGCGTACTCAGGCATAGAGCCTTGCTTGTCAAGAGCGGTGATGAGAACATCAAGCTCGTCAAGCGTAGCAATAGCAGCAGTAGTGGTTGCACCAGAGTTAACAACAACACCACGATCAGCGATAGCAGAGAAGTAACCTTCAGAGCCAGCAATAGATCCCAGTGAGCTGATTCCAGCTGAGTTAGAAACCTGCTGTCCAAGCAACATCATCATCTCACGCTTGTCGAGGAAGCGTTGACGGGTGTCGTTCTCAGACTTGATGAACCAGCGGTAGTCGCCATTTCCTAGGTTTACCCAGCCAATGTTGGTAGCCTGTGAACCGGTAACCTTGTAGACCTCTTTGATGATCTGGTATGGGTTCGTACGCTTAACAACGTTTGATTCTAGGTATCCAGTGTTTTGATCAGTTCCCTGAGCAAACATATTACCAACGATGGGGAAGTTAGCAGAAGCAGCGGCAGCAGAAGCGCTAAGACCTGCACTCGATAGAGCAACAGCAGTAGCGGCAGCAGTAGCTGTCTGAGAGTATTCACCAGAAGTAACAGCGGTGATGATGAAGCGGTCTACACCACCAACCAAAATCACGTCGTTAACACGAAGGTACTTTTGAGCAGCAGCCTTAGTGGCTCCAGTAGCAGAAGTAGCGGCAGAGGCCAAGTTCAGCGTCAGGGTAGTTGCAGCGGCAGCAGCAGAAGCGGCTGGAGTAGCAACCTGAAGCTGGTGCAAGCGAGTCTCCTCCCAGTACTGAACCTCGTCGGCAGCACCGTTAGATTTGACAGCTCCTACCATCTGAAGGAAGCCTGTGATGCCTTGGTTACCGTAGGTCTTAACGAGAAGATCACGGTTGTCGGGCTTGTTTACTTCATCGATGAAATCACCGAGTGAAGTGTATTTGGTCGGGTCTAGTCGACGAAAGCTGTTGGGAGAAAAATCCAACGGCGTATTTGCAGTAGATGCCATTTTGTTTTATGTGTTAGGCGTTTTTATATTTTTAGACGAAGACTGTCGCTATTGCTTAGATAGTTTAGTATCTGAGCAGAGACAGAATCAGCATTCTTTGAATCAGCGGGACGTGGAGATGAGACATCTACATTCGCGGCAGTTTCTACGAGTTTGCGCTGGCCATCACTAAGGCCCTGCTTGTAGATAGAATTGACAATTTCATCAATGTTATCTACTAGGGCTCGGTGAGAGTTCAGCAGCTCGAAGTCCCAGCCTCCGCTGTTATCGACATACTGATCGAAGAACTCATCAAGACGTGCATTCTTATCCTTTAAGCTCGACTTGTACTGGTCGTTAAGCCCGAAGTTGAACTCTTGGTCGCCAAGCTGAAAGCTTAGCGCCTCAAGGGCATCAACCTCTTGGCTCATCGTGCGAATCCAGTTCTCGTCAATGGGACTTTGAACTTCGTTATTTGAGACTTCTTGCTTCACAGGCATACGATAATTGTCGCGCAACTTCTCGATGTCCCGTTTAGCTTTATCCGCATCAATCTTCAATTGGATACTCGACAACCGAATCTCTTCATTACTGTATAGGTCCTCGTCTACTTTGTACTTGGACCTCACCAGTAAATCGATGTCTTCATTAGAGAGATTAGGATAGTCAACAGCTAGCTGCAGTTTCACAGCGCTGAGCTCATCCATTTCAGACGGATTAATTGACTGGTATCTAAACCAGTCAAGTGGATCACGTCCTGTCTCTTCAACGAAGTCGGCAATTGCCTTTATCCTCTCGTCAATTGATGGGGCTTTTTGAGCTTCAAGAAGCTGGGTAAGATGTTCGATGCTATCGATAGATACGCCTAGCTTTTCACTGACGTAGCTTGCGACTGCAGCCTCGAACTCTTGCTCAGACATCTCTGGCTCGGGTTCATTTGTAAAAGAACTTTGAACAATTTCCTGTTCTAGTTGCTGTTGGGGTTCGTAGGTCTCCTGCGGTGTAGCCTCTGGTTGCTCTGGTGTAGACTCTGCAACTTGATTGCTAAAGTCTAAAACCTCTGCTCCTTCAGGTACTGAGAAGGTGGGGGCGTCTAGTGGCGTTCCCTCTGGCACCTCTCCGCTGGTTACCTCGTATCCCATTGCGCTTAAGGCGCTTTCAATGTCATTACTCATATAAAATAAATTTTGTTATTAATAACGCAAAATTAGTTCAAATAACCATTGCATATTTCGCAACAGTTTCGTATATGGCTACTTACGGAACCGAGCGATTTTCTTGGCAATAGCCTTGGGTTGGGCAACGAATTGCTTGCCTTTCTCAGTCCCCTCGCGCTTAGCGCGGGTGGTGGCTGCGTACTCTTTAGAGCTTAATGATTTGATTGCCTTCTCTGGAAGGTAGCGTTCTCCCGTCTCGCCTGATGGCTTGCCGCTCTTGGTTCGCCAGTTCTGCTTGGTCCACTTGCTTAGGCTTGTCTTTGTCTTTGCACCGGAGTACCCTCCTCCTGCTTTCTTGTAGATAGAAACAGCAAGCTGCATAGCTCTGGCTGAGTGCTTTCCGCCCATCTTAGCCTTAGCCTGAGCCTTTGACTTCTCCCAAAGTTCTGGGTTTGTTTTTTTAGCAACCTTCACGACCTACCACTTAATTTTGTTTGCCCAGTACGCTGCGCTCATCTTACCCTTGGCGATGTTCTTTGCGTGCCGAGCCTTAAAGCTCGCACGCTTTGCTGCACGAGCAGCAGTAGGATTACTCTCGGTTACGGTGTCAGCACCTTTTTGTCCAAAGCGAATAAGGCGGACCTTATCTCCGACCTTAGCTAATACGATGTGCGACTTCTTTGGGTGCGAGGGAGTTGCTTTGGCTTTATTAAATCCAGAGAGCCCATATTTCTTAAGAAGGTTTTTAACTCTCTGTTCCATCAATAGCTAAATACAACGTAAAATATAACCGAAAACCATACTGAAACAGAAACTCCAGTGCGCCACTGTTCGTTTACCTTATCAACGGCAGCCTTAGGCTCTAGAAGAGCCTTGCGTAAGGTCTCTGTGGTTCTGATATTCTCAGTAGCGAGAGAGTCAGCAACAAGCTTCATACTACGGTAGTCTAAGCCTACAGAGTCAATCTCTTTCTTTAGCTTGACGAACTTGCTGTTCATCGCTGCTGCTTGAGACAACTTAAGCACGACTACCGTATCACTCCCCTCGACCCGTTGAATCGGGTACGATTGCGAGTACGTTAAATGGCACAGCAGTAGGCTGCACGCTAATAGCAACGATTTCATCTTGCATTGTTTTAACTTGTTCAACGAGGGCGACCTTCTCCTCCTCTAAAGTTGTGATGGTGGCCTTCATTTCTTTTACTTCCGCAACAATTAGATTGTCTGCGCTCTTTGATACGGATGCCGCTTTACGCATAGTTTGGTTGGACTTCTCAATCATCAAGTCCATCTCATCTACCACTTTTACTTTTGGCTTTTGTGCGCTAAGGATTCCACCAATGATTAGAAGGATTAACAGAATTACTGCAGCTTGTGTGGCTTTCATCGTGTTTGGATTAGCATTTCGTTTTTAGCACTTGTGTAGGCTAACGCTGAGTCTAGCCGTCTGACGTGTTCGGTGTACTTTTCTACCTTCACCTCAAGTTCACCCACTCTTGTTTGACAACGCTCATCGGTTGTTGAGTTGCTCATTTTCTGGTCAATGTATAAATAGCCTACGGCTGCCAATGCAATAAACGCTATTGCTGCGGTGGGGTTCTTTTGGAACTGCTCAAAGTTGACGGGCATCTTCATTTCTTAGCGAACTTTTCTAGTCCTGCGATTCCAAATGATCCTAGGGTAATGATTACAAAAGAATTATAAGTGAACTCGTTAATAACTAGGTCTTTACCCATAACGCCAGAGACAACGTCCGCAACCATTACTATAACCATTACAGCAAATGACATAAAACCAATAATGGTTTTCTCATTCCAGTTGTTGTCATCTTTAAAGATGGAGGCAAAGCCCATAAGTTTTTCTTTTATGTAAGTAAAAAATTTCATCTGTTTAAATGAATGGGTTTGAAGTAGTGCAAAGTTATGCCAAAAAGAAAAGCCCCTTGCGGGGCTTTGCCTTAACCAGCTTATGATAAGCCCCATACTCAGGGACCCATCTGCTCGTTAGTATCTACTCTACAATCTCAGCCTCTGGTACACCGTTGGGGGTGAACTCGCCAGTGTTGAGGTCGATGGTTCCGTCTCCGTACTGCTCGTATATTTTCGCTCTCACGTCCTTCATAGACACCTCAGCCTCCTCAAAGGAGGCGATTAGCTTAGCCTTGCGTGATTCGATAAGTGTAATGGTGCCAAGCTCAGTCTTGATTGCCTCCATTGATGATTGAAGCTGCTTGACAGTGTCGATGAGTTCCTTTGTTACTTGTGATGACATATATTTAATTGTTTGTGCAAATATACAAAGTAAAATCTATGCTGCTGGATCTTGGACTCTAAATGGGGTATTCCGCTCATTAAGATCCATTGAATACGTTCCGCCTGTGTCAATTCCAATGCTCGGGGTATCGTTCTCGAAGTTATAAAACAAAAGGGCTGACGATATACCCGTATATGATGCAATAGGGGCAACAGCTCCACCATTATATATGCTTGTAACATTTGTCTGAGTAAGGGCAGTCTGTAAGAATATAGCAAAGCCATCAAGTTGGCATTCTGCAGATATATTAAAAATGCCACCAACATACAGCCTGTTATTGGTCCAGTTTGGTCCCGAGAATGAGGATGATCCAAATGTAAAAGATGATCCATCTGCGGGTGCTGTTTGCCAAGTAACAGTAAGTGGTGAATCATTCCAGTACCACGTAGCGTATGTAGATGTTCCAATTGCGCTGTAGTCAATGACAATAGTTATCAATGAGTATCCGTTAACATCAACATATCCGGTATTGCTATTATCCCAATAATTATTCGGATTAATTCCTGAAATTGAAGAATTGTTCGCGTCGGCTAAGTTTACCTTACTTGTTACAGAACTACCTGATGCATTTGTAAAAATAAAAATTACATTGGCATCATAAGTTCCCGGTGATAAAGTATTTTCATCAAGATCCCAGTATATTTCTAGAAGTTGAGTGCTTGATCCGGGTGTAATGGGAGAAAGCTCCATAAGTCCACCGCGATTTACTCCTCCGGGATTCACCATTTTCATCCAAAAGCTTACGGTCATTGTAGATGCTGGGCTTGGCCTTGATGATGAAACAATGGTCCAGTAGTCTCTAGTAAATGAGTAAAGCATATCCTCGGTTCCTGTATTTATGTCATCAAAAAATGCAAAGTTTGAATTTAAACAGGGAGCTAGATGATTATACCCATACCACTCCGAATAGGCGTGGGGAGCAGTTCCATTGGGAAAGTAAGGACTGCAGGTGTTGATGGTAGCATAAACACCAGTTGCTGCGTCAGTAATAGACATTACAGCTGTTGCGGAGCGTCCAAGCTCTACGTTGATGTCGCTGGCCTCTAGAGGGCCCGAAAGGGGTAAGGTCATTTTAATTTAGATTCTAATTGTTCAACACGAGCAGCGAGTTCTTTATTGGCCTCTATAAGGAGGCCAATTAACTTTTCGTATCGTACTGCAAGATAGCCCGTGTCGTTTGTACGTATTGCAGTAGGCATTACCTCTTGCACCTCTTGTGCGATTACACCAGTGTCGTGTCCTTCATATCCGTGAGCGTGTTTCAGCTCTGGCTTCCAGTCGAACTCCACACCAGTGAGTGACTTCACTTTGTCAAGTGCGTTCTCAATTGGCTTAATGTTTTCCTTTAGGCGGAGGTCGGAAGACGAGAATGCTACGATGTCGTTGGATGCATCAATGCGTCCGTCAGTAGTATTGGGATTAACCCCAACGCCAATAGAGCCGGAGGACACCTTTATATCTCCACTTACTTCTAACTTATATGAGGCGCTTGATATTCCTATTCCAATTCCAGTTCCATTGTCTGATGCAATTGATGTTACTAGTTCACTTGGACTGCTCCACTTTGCTAAAAAATTTGTAGTTCCCAATCCTAATTGAGCATACCTGTCATCAAGATCTGTAACTCCAACCCCAAGCACGTGACCAAACTCATCGATGGCTATGTTTTGAAGAACATATCCATCGCTGTAATCTGTAGAGCTAGGAGAAGCAGCATCGCTAAGGCTACCAATTGCAATTGCCACTTCGCCAAGAGCTTCAAATATTCCTCCGTCGGCTATCACTCGATCCCTAAATTCTTCGGCGGTTACGAAGTCAGCACCATCAGCAACTCCGTGGGTAACAGTTATCGAGCCACTCGTGGTGATAGGTCCACCTGCAACTTCAATGCGGGCTCCTGCTGTAAGATTAACGCTGGTAACCGTTCCCGTATTAGTGGTAAATCCACTAGGGTTAGAAGCTAAGTAATAGGTACTGTTATCGTAGCTTATGGTTGTGCCGCTTGCCTTTACAAAACCAGTTCCATTAAGCTGTGGTTGTTTGCTGTTGAAGGTGCCCCAATCCGTAGAGGAAAGGTATCCGTCTGTAGAAACTCCAGACTGGGTAATGCCAATGGTACCAGTTGTAGTAAACGTTCCTCCAGTGATTGGTGCAGTAGTGGCTACAGATGTTACCGTACCCACAAACTGGTCCGTATAGTTTGGGATGTTTAAGGTGTTGCTGATAAACGTAGCGGCCCCAGTACTGCCCGTGGTAGTCAAAGTAATCGCTGACTGCTTACCATTAAATGTAGTCCAATCAGTAGAAGACAAAGCGCCTCTGTTGGCAGCGCTAGCAGTTGGAACCTGTAAGGTAATTACTGGAGTCGTTGTACCGTTTACAACGGTACTCGACAGGTCTGTACCTGTGGTCCCTATGGTGAGGGCTGCAACGCTAGTAACGGTGCCGCCGGAGGATGGGGATGAATTGGTAACAGTGAAGCTGGGGTAAGTTCCGCTTACACTGATACCTGTTCCCGCTGTTAGAACAACTGTTTGGTCGGGGGCGGTATTAGTAACCGTAATGGAACCACTTGATGTAATAGGTCCACCACTAACAGATATTCCAGTGCTTGCCGTGAGGTTCACGCTGGTTACCGTGCCAACGAACTGATCGTTTGAAGTGACCGTAAAGCTTGGATAGGTTCCGCTTATAGTAGTAGTGCCTGCCCCTGTCAGCGAAACGACTTGATCTGGTGCACTGTTGGTGATGATGCCAGTTGAGGTATCGTATGTAATGCCAGTTCCCGCGCTTAACGCGGAACGGGCTCTAGCGTTGGTAAAATAAAGGTTTGTAGGCCCCTCTATAATATCATCAGTGTCGAGAGTAATAGAACCCACTCCAAGCAGGTGCCCGAATTCATCTAAGACAATGTTTTGAAGTACGGTACCCCCGCTGTTGTCGGTGTCTTGTGGGGTGGCGATATCTTCTAGTGAGCCAATTGCGATAGCCACATCGTTAAAGGCTTCAAAAGTTCCTCCATCAGCAATAACCCTAAGGCGAAATGACTGAGCAGTAGTAACATCCGCTCCGCTACTTGTTCCGTGTGTTACTGTAATTGAACCGCTAGTTGTTATTGGACCACCACTTACCTCAATACGATCACCAGCGGTAAGGTTAACACTAGTGACCGTCCCAACGAATTGGTCTGCGTAGTTGGGAATGTTTAGCGTATTGCTGATAAATGTTGCAGCCCCTGTGGTTCCTGTAGTTGTAAGGGTTATCGTTCCCTGCTTGTTGTTAAAGGTATTCCAGTCCGTAGAACTTAGAAACCCGCTCGTAGTCGTGGTTGCTTGAGATACCTGTATTGTGGTACCGCTTCCAATGACCGCCCCGGTGCCTCCCGTAATTGTAAGAACGGAGGAGGTCGCTTCTGTTAGGTTGCCTTTTGTAAGCGCTGGCTCCTTGCTATTAAACGTATTCCAATCGGTTGAACTTAGGTATCCGTCCGCTGCAGCTCCAGACTGAGTAATCCCAATAGTGCCAGTGGTGATTATTGTACCGCCAGTAATCGGGGCAGTAGTGGCTACAGATGTTACGGTCCCTACAAACTGATCCGCAGAGTTGATGGTAATGGTATCCGTAGTTGCGTTAGTGGTAATCGTTACATTAGTACCAGCAACAATGGTAAGCGTATCGGTAGCATTATCAGCGACGATGTCAGACTGACCAGCAACAGCGATAGTCTTAAATGCGTCACTAGCCTTACCATTAAACGTAGTCCAGTCCGCAGACGACAAAGCGCCCCTGTTAGCGGCGCTAGCCGTAGGTAAGTTAAACGTATGGGTGTCTACAGAAGAACTTATCGCGAAATCAGTTCCGCTAGTTCCAACAGCAAAGTACTGAACCTGATCGCTAAGCCCGTTAAGTGAGTTAAGACCAGTAGAGAACGTAGTAATCACCTCAGAGAAGTTAGCGTCTTCAGTGTGAAGCGTGATGTTTCTTCCGTCTACTATAACATACACACGAATAGCAAGCCTATCGGTAGCAAGTAACGCAGTCTGAGGTACAGCTATCGAGGTGTAGTACTGATCAACAAAAGTACCACCGGAGATGACTTCTGGGTTGGCTGATCCGCTAGCAATTAACGTAAACACATTTGATGTGCTTACCTTGTACAATTCTCCGTAGAACGCAGGCGAACCACCGCTTGATGACGAGTTAAAGTAGAACTCTAGGTTGAAGTTTCCTCCCGGTATGTTTATCTGGTCTGGGTCGTTAGCGTCAGTTATAAATGAAGCTACGTATCCATCTCCTGAAGCGTTGGTCCTCGTAAAATTCGTTCCAGCTCCAGCGATTGGTGTCTTGCTCAACTCATAGTAGGTGACACCACCAAACGTACCTTGGTTTACCGATCCATTTAGGTAGTAGTTAACGCTAGAGCCTCCGCCACCAGGGGTCGGGAAGTTTGCTAGCTGACCATCGCCCCTGATGTACTGAGAGCTTAAGCCAATTGCAGTGACCGCTAAGGTTCCGCTGTTAGTCACCGGGCTATTGGCAACAGAGAAAGCCGCTGGCATCGTAAGGCCAACAGATGTTACGGTCCCTACATACTGGTCGTTACTTGTGATGGTAAAGCTTGGGTAGGTTCCGCTGATGGAGGTTGTCCCAGCACCAGTCAACACTACCACTTGATCGGGTGCTGTGTTGGTTACGGTAATACTTCCACTAGTGGTGATAGGTCCTCCGCTTACGCTGATTCCTGTGCTCGCTGTTAGGTCGACAGAGGTAACCGTTCCTACGGTGGGCTCTGGGACGGATGCCGTAATCTCTGACCCATCCGCCTTTACAAGGTGGAGGGTCTGAGTTCCTCCTACGCTGCTGTAGAACGCTGAGACAATATCGTTTGGGTCGTCGTCCTGCCCAACCGATAGGATGTCTCCACGAAGTTTAGACAGCAAAGTAAAATAGGTGATTACCTTGTCGCTTCGGGTCTGGGGACTATATACGCTAAATTGATCGCTCGGAAGGATCTTAAAGTCTACTTGATTTGCTGCCATACGATTGCAAAGGTACAAAACGCCAAAGGGGCACAATAGGCCCCTATAACGTAATACATAAAGATACGAATGTTACCCTAAGGTTGGCGGAACTGGAGGTTGGAGACAGTATTCAGCGGTCGGGTTCGCTACGCAATACTCCGTTGCGTATGCTGATTCCCAACCTGCGAAGATATGAACCCCGCAAGGGGCGGGCCATACGACATAAGGCGCAAACGAAGTTGTCATTGGTTCGGCAGTCCACAAAATGTCAACTGCGTACTTTGGTGACGTTACCTCACACACTTGGTTGCCTTCGGCATCCGTTCCCCATTGGGTGCAAAGATGCCCGAGTTCCACTACCGCAGTAACTAATTCGGGGTTGTAGTATTGGTACGTTTCGCCTTCGGGGTCGGTGCCCGTTAACTCAATCTTTGCTTTAGCCGTTGCCCATTGCGTAGGCGTGAACTCGTATTTTAAGAATTTCATCGTGTCTTGAATTATGCGGTTAGTTCTGCCAGTTGGGCGTTAGTTAAACGGGTTGTGAATAAAAGCACTTGTGCGGTTTTATCAGTAGATGGCCCAATCGCAGTATTGCCTAACTGAATGCGGCTCATTGCTGGCACGCTGCACGAAGTATCGGTGGTTCCGACTTGCACTCCGTTTACAAAAAATGCGGTATTGTTATTTGCATAACCAATCGCTGCCTTGTAAGTTCCAGCGGGTTGTGAGGACAAACTAAGTGATGCTTGTAAAACACCTCCATTATACATTTCGGCAACAATTCCCCCAGAAGCACTTTTAGATATATACACAGTATTACCAAAAGAGCCATTATCAATGTTCAAGAGCGCTTCGTTACCTGTTGCAACCGAAGTGGTAAACTCAAACTCCCAAAAAATGGTGCCTTCGGTTTGACCAATCAAAGCAGAAGCCGAAGTCTTTGAAGCAGCATCCGCAACCCTTGTAACTGATGCCCCAAGCGTGGGGATGTACGAGGTGGCGTAGGCTCCGAGTTCAACTTGAACTCCCCATAGTTGGATGGTTGCGGTTGCGTTCATCGGCTCGTTTAATCCTCTACGGATTGCCATCTCAAACACGTTACTTGTTCCAGTTAATGCTTTGGTTAAAGTAAAGCGCTGCCATTGATTGGTAATAGTAAACTTATCATAATTTGAACCATCAATACGGACTTGAATTTGAGCAGTTCCGCTTGCGGTTTTAGCATAGAATGAACCCGTATAAGTTGCAGTCGTTCCACCAAAGGTTTGGAACATTGCAGAAATATCGCTTGAAGTAGTTCCTGCGCCAACATCAAAAACGATTGTATCAGCGTTTTGATATCCATCGGGGCTAATTGCATTGTTAGCCGTTATAACTGGAACAAGACCTGTTCCGCTTTGGGTTTTGCCCCATCCTGCATTATCAAACTGCTCCGAGTAGATAGCAAGGTTTGTCCGCTGTGGCTCCAGCAAAAGCTTAGGGCAAGTGCTACCCAAATAATCCAAACGGGGTAAACCGCTAACGGGGCCAACTGATACCGCTGCGGTGGTGGTTGCGATGTAGTCGGTAGTTACGCCAGCCTCCAACTGCGCTCCCCATACCGCAAACGTCATACCCGATTGACCAAAGACAATAAAGGTATTTGTAGTTCCCGTAGTAATGTAAGTTCCAGAAACACGATACCAACCATTGCCAACATTCGTAACCGATGAACCAGTAATGCCAGCAGCAGTTGTAGTGATTGCACCCGTTACTGCGTTGAAGTTTAAAAAGCCATTGACTGGTCCTAAGTCGCATCCTATTTGAATAGCGGTAGCAGAAGTGATGTTTTTAACGTAAACGCTAAAAGAATGCTCAACGCCATTTGCAACAGTTGGTACTTGATATGCCCCGCTATTTGAGCCACTCGCTGCAATAGTATCTCCCGTTGTAGTGCCATCGGGAGCAACAGTTGTATTTGCGGTAATTGTAGGTGAAACGTTAGACGCCCAAGTCGTAGTAAAGTCCTCGCTCTGAAGAATAATGTTCGTCCGCACCTTTTCAATTAGGCCGTTGCTTTGCACACGGGTAGCGCTTGAGGCACGGCTGAAGGTTAGGTCAGCACTACCGTCCGTTGGCACTGCACAGTAGACCTTCTGGTCTTTATAACCCGAAGGTATCATCACTAAAGATGCGTCACTATAAAAGCTCATAACTCCAAAAATAATTATTGTGAATATTGATTACTCCTCTGCAAACCTTTGATATAGAGTTTTCGTCAGAGTTTGTTATTTTAGCCGCAGACCTAACACTGTTAAACTGAGCTATTGGTTTTTTATTGATTGTGTATTGATATACAATTTTTCCGGTACCAATTCTTGATTCCCTTGAAGCCTCTATTGCTTTTGTTACATCAATCCTTCCGTTATCGTAAGCGTGTTTGGTATTCTCGCTATGTGTTACCCAATCTAGGTTGTCTACGTGATTGTTTCTTGGATTTGAATCAATGTGATTGACAACCTTCTTATTTTCTGGGTTCGGAATAAAAGCCTTAGCAACAAGCCTGTGGGCTTTGTTGTAGTATCTCTTTCCATCTTTTTTTAAATAGTAAACTACATAAGGATAAACCAACGACCCAAGTTCTGGTATTAAGTTCTTACCTCTTTTAAAATACACAAACTCTTTACCTAGTTTAGACTTAGACTTTATATACCTATCAAGACTCCTTACGCTACCATAGTTACTCACTTGATATTCGCCTTCGTAGCCTAGTATGTCCTTCCACTCTTCCATCACTGATTTAGCGCAAAGAAAGAATTTGTAAAGCAATCTTCCGCCTCTATGATGCCGCCGTCAGCAGTCCATCTTTGGAAGATTAGGTCGATGTAGTTGACGGTGTTACGAACACCAAGTAGGAATACAGCACGCTCAAAGCAAGACTCTCCCTCCACAGTACCACCATCTGCCGTTACTCGGTTGTAGTAGTCATTGTAGATTAGCTGAGCTGCTCCACGTAGGAATCCAGCACCAGAAGGGGTTAGGCTTATGCTTAAACCGAGACCAATCATCTTTATGCGATATAGGCGATTACCGTTCCAGAGGAAACGCTGATTGCGCTGAACAATCCGTAAACTGTTGTTCCGGCAAGTAGCGTTACAGCGCTAAGGCTATCCCCCTCTACCGATGTAGCGGTGACCACTGCGTCGCTGGTTATGGTAAATGCTCGGTAGAATTCTCCGCTAACAGGAGTAAATGCTGAGGTTACTACCCTAAATCCCTTCTGACCGAATGCCTGAAGTTGGTAGTTTACTGGGTTGGTAATATTTGAATAGCTCACAATGGTAAAGGTTAAAGGTTAAAGAGCAACGCTAATGCCCTACAAAGATAGTTATTGATTCAATATGATATCCACAATATCCTCCTGACCCTCGAGGTCTTGCTTCTGCAACTCAGCACGGTCTCCCTTGCGCTGGGCAATTAGTTTGCTTTGCGCAACTGCTTGTTCCTTAATGCGGTTATCCTTGCGGTCCTCAGCCTCTTGATCAGCAGTCTGGCGTACACCAGATTCGATCTGCTGCTCTTTGATTCCGTAGTCTCCTTGCAGCTGAGCCAACTGCATCTTAAGTCCGTACTCTACCTGCAGCAGCTGAGCCTTAGCCTCAGCCTCTAGCTGAATCTTCTGAGCGTCTAACTGTGCCTTCATCTGGTCCTCCTGCATCTTGGCTTGGCTTGTCACCTGAGCCACCTGTGCGTTGGCCTGAGCTTGGAACTGAGAGTTCTGCTGGGCCATCTCCTGACGGACCTTCATACGCTTCTTACGGCGCACGATAAGCAGCCTCTCGGCTTGGTCGATGTCCCTCAACTGACGGATGGCAATAGCATCCTCGATGTCAAGCTCGCCCTGGGCAATAGAGGCCTGGATGTTTTGCTCGAGGTACATACGGTCAATCTCGTTCATATCAGCGACGACCCTAACGCCGAAGTTGTACATAGGAAGATTAGAGAAGCTAGATAGCACAGCCATATTCTCCCTGCCAATAGCCGTCTCGTAGGCCTTGTATAAGATAGACTTCGGGGGAAGTATCTGAAGACACTTCACAACGTCCTCACAGATCCTGCGGTACAGCACAATCGCTGCATTGCTGATATCCCCAAGAGCATTGTTGCCTGCCGCCAGTTGCTGCTGGCGTACGCCAACAAGCTGGTCTCCCTTAGGGCTCGTTCCATCCATAACCTCGTTGATGCCCGTAGCATCACGAATCATACGCAGGGCGTGGTTGTAGATGGTGATGAGCTCGTTGATGTTCCTAATGCCGTTCTCAAGTGGACGGATCGGTGGGTTCTGGAAGCTGCCGTCAGGGTTCTTACTGCGGTAGTAGAAGATACCCGTCTGCTCGTAGATGTCTTGAAGGTCCAAAGGCTGTAGCTCACCGCCACGTCCTAGCTGTACGTTCTCAAGTCCCTCGATGTCGATGATCAGTCCATCAGGCTTAGCCTTAGCGATAGACTGCTGGAGCTTTAGGTGGGTGATCTGCAGCTGGTCGGCAAAGCCGATGATGCCGCTAACCATAGACTTAGGAATAGACTTGCGGATATTGGTGGCCACAATGCTGTAGCTCATCCGGGTGCGGGTGAGGTCGTGAACATTTTTAGGAATGTTCTTCTTCAACCCGTAGTCGTAGATGTAGTCAGTCCCTAGGATGTAATTACCACCATAAAGCGTCTGGTTCTGCATATAGACAGCCTCCCTATCATACACACTCTGCTGTGGGGCATTGTACTTGTGGCCCTTATAGTAGAAACCAATGTTTCCAAAACGGGACTCCTTCTTCTCGAAGATGATGTTATCAACGCTAACAAACTCAAAGTCAAGGACTTCGATGGTGTACTCGTCGTATCCGTAGTAGTAGCGCTCCATACCTGGGTCGTACCCAGAGCCCATCAGTCGGCTAGAGTCATTGCCAAAGCGGTTCATAACCGTCCGAGCCATCTTCTCGTACTCGTCCTCGGTGAACTGGTTGCCTGCGGTTCTCTTAAGTTCAGAGATGCTCATACGCTTTACGTGGCCTGCATAGGTTATATCCGTAAAGTTTGGGTCAGAGGTAAAGCTGTGGATGAAGAATGCTGGGTCTACATAGTCCTCAACGATTCCGTAGTTTGGGTCGTTGCTGCGCTTGGTGACAGCAATACCGCAAGTGACGAGGTCTTCGACATTGCGCCTAAAAATGCGCTCGTCGAAGTCGTTCCAGCTGAGCGTTAAGTTGATGCCAATCTGGGCAGCAATCTCCGCAGCGGTCTTGATGTTAGTCTCAAGGAAAATTTCGGTCTCCTCAGCAGTATCGGGAAGAGAGTCTGGGTCTACCTCGGTGCGAAGTCCTGAGTCCTTCGCCTCCTTTAAAATATCCTTGTTCTCGATGAATATCTTCATCTTATTCTTCTCGTAGTCCTTTTCGCTGCGCGACAAAGGGTCAACAGCTTCAATGTTTGGGTAGAACTTAGAAGACAGAATCTTGTTGACTACAATCTTTACGAACTTGGGAACGATAGGAACTGGTGTCCAGTCTAGGTTCACCAGAGACCCATCACCGTTATTCGGGTCAAGAGAGGTAAGTATCTGCTTGTAGATGGATGTGTCTTGCGTTCCGTTGGCGTAGTCCCTAGAGACTTCGAACTCACGGAATCTTTTGCTGTACAGAGACCCCTCGTACTGGGCGCTTCCCCACTGGCCGTATATAGCCTTTGCGTACTGAAGACCGTACCTCTTTCCCACCTTTACATCGTGTGAGGCAAAAGGGTCTGGGAACGTGGAGTCGTATGAGTTACTTTTTACAGAGTATTGATCCATTTATCGGAGTTTATGGACAAAGGTACGAACTTAACTTATCGCCTAATTTCCTTACCCTTGCGGAAGAAAACACGATCGTTGAAGTTTGTCTTTTTGACTTCTTTGACCTGCTTCTGGGCGGCAAGCAACGCCAGCCCTGAGCTAATCGTTAAGTCAAACTTTGTCCTGTCGTCTATCTTAAAGTTTATCCAGTCCTCAAGTGTCCTGTTTAGGTACATACGTCCGAACTTACCGGTCTCGTTGTGGAGGCCTACGTGGTCGTGGATGTAGGACTCAATAGCCTGAGCGTGAGCTTGTATCACATCTTGGCTGTTGGAAGGTATTCCCTTTGTCTTTACGTTCATCTTTGAAGAGGTAGACGCTAGATGTGCAGGGCGGTTCATAAGGTACTCATCGTAGCCCCTTGACTCAAAGTACCTAGCGATACCGTACTTGTTGTTCTCTATAAGCACAGGATATCCGTAGAATACGGCAGCCATAAGGATGTCCTCGTAGAATATCTTGGCAAGCGGAGGCCGTGAGGCGTACTCCGCGACAAACATATTAGAGGGGTGCTCCATCGAGAACTTGTTGTATACGTGGCAGGCACCCTTTGAAGACCTGTAGTCAAGGGTGGTGTCAAGGTCGTAGGAGTCAACACCCATAACCCCGAATGCCCCGTTGGGGGCAACAGCTTTATTGTTCTCAATCTTCCGTTTATTTCGAATATCAGCAGGTGCTAGCCAAGCCACACGCCACCGCCCATTAGGGTCGGGGGCGAAGATCACCTCACTGTCCATCTTCCCGTCTTTCCATTGGAAGTTACCGATGACCACTGGGTTAGGGTACAGCTCCTCGTTATGCTGTATCTGCTCGTATATCTTCTGGATGTTAAACAGAGAACTCTTGGTCGAGTCGCGGAACGCCTCGTCCTCGGTAAAGGGGAACTGGCGTATAATCTCGTTGAGCTCGTAGCTGTTGTTCTGCTGACCCTTTCTCTCGTTCTTTAAGAACGTCCTAGCTCCAATTTCGGTTATGGTTCCGTCCTCGGTAAGCATTGGAGTCTCCGGATCTTCAACAATAGGTAACCCATACTGGCTGAAGAATCCCTCCATAGCATCGTATGCTGGGATGAATATCTTATAAAGCCCGCTCTTGGTCCTTCCGTTCTCGTTGCGGTCGTTAGGGTCGGAGTCGTAGTACAGATTCCTAAACTCCCTGCCGCCCTTGTCTAGCGGGTTTACCGTGGACCCCACCATCGCCTTCCCAATCACCCTACGTCCAACCAGAAGACAGGTCCTATGGATTCTCCACACTTCTCTTATGTCGTTGGGATTGAGCCACTTACCAGCCTCATCGAGGAATAACATATGGGTCTTGCTTCCGTCATACGCGTTATTAGTAGTGTTCTTCCAGTTGATTATAGTATCCAAGGCCTCACCGCGTGAGGTCGTCTTGTTCTTCTTGGTGATCCTCTTCGAGGGCTCGCGGAAGGCGAGCTCCATACGCGGGTTAGTGGTTCCGTCAATGATTGGAGAAAAGAAGAATGGGTA